TGGAAACACCACAACAATAACAACAAGCCAGGCAAACGCAATTACTGCCAACTCTGCAAAGACATCGTTTCCAGGGTTCGGAACCACTTCAGGTAAAGCGCTTGAAGGAAATACAACAACGATATCTTCAAGTCAAGCAACTGCGATCACAGCAAACAGCGCAAAAGTTTCATTTCCAGGCTTTGGCACTACAGCAAGCACAGCATTAGCAGGAAACGCAGCATTGGACGATGTCAGTAATGCAAACTTATTAACCGCATTAGCAGGATTAGAGTCAACAAACGGATCAGGTGTTAACGAAAACATAACTATAGGAGCTAGTGCAGGAGATACAATTGTTATCACAGGTAACTTAAAAGTTTCAGGAACAACGACTACGTTAAACACAGAGACAGTTACGATTGAGGATAATATAATTCTTCTAAATAGCAATGTTGCAGGCTCAGGTAATGGTACTGATGCTGGTATTGAGGTTGAAAGAGGTGACGATACAAATGTTTCTTTATTCTGGGACGAAAGCGAATCAGCGTGGACAGTCACCAATACACAGGGAACATATGAAATTCTTCAATCAGTAGGAGGTACAACATTTAAAGTTGACTTAGATGATTCAGAAAGCTCTGTAAGCAAATCATTAAATACATATACTGTAACACACAACTTAGGCACAAAAGATGTAATTGTACAGGTAGTTGATATATCAGGAACTCCAACTTATGAAACTGTATTTACAGAAAATCAAAGGCCTACCACGGATACAGTAACAGTATCGTTTGCAAGCTCTGTAACAGATGGTGATTACAGGGTTCTTATTAGTCAAGTATAATAAATTAAATAAAATATGCCAGAGCAAAAGTTTTTAACAAACTTAGACGTAGCCGGCACTGTTGATTTAAGCAACTTAACAATCGACGGTGCTCAGGGTGCTGATGGTCAAGTATTAACTTCTACAAGCTTTGGTATTGCTTGGGAAGATGCTTCTGGAGGTGCTAGCCTTTCAGGTGGTGAAGCTAATAAAGTAGCCATATGGAGCGCTACTGATACTTTAACACATAATGACAACTTTCATTTTGATACTACAAATGTAAGGCTTGGCATAGGTACGTCAAGCCCATATGCTAAGCTTCACATTAAAGAAACAAGTAATTCCGGATCGGCAGGGTATCTTTTGCAAGTGCAAAGTGTAAACGGGGGAGGTGATTATTTTAATACATCTGGTTTTCATAGAGACAGCAGCCAAAACATGCGTCTATCCCTTAATAGGAACACCCAGATCAACGGGAACACAGTGTTAATAAATTCTTCTGGCAATTCTTATTTAGTCGGAGGTGATTTAGGAATAGGAACGTATAGCCCCGGGGAAAAGCTGGATGTTAATGGAAATATACGGCTAGCTCAGTACGGATATATATACTTTGGATCTAATAGCAGTAATCAACTGAGTCTTTCAAATAGCTTATCAGGCTCTCAAATAACACAATCTGGATCTGGAAGTCTAGAACTGCAATCTGCAAGTAATGATATACATCTTAAAGCCGGTGGTTTAACAAAAGCTGTAGTTCGCGCTAGCGGAAAAGTTGGTATTGGTACAACCACCCCCGACTCCATGCTGCATTTAAAATCTACAGGCGACGTAAAACTAATTTTAGAAGCAGACTCAGATAACTCTGGCGAAAATGATAACCCTTTAATTGAATTAAAACAAGATAATTCAGGTATAATAGGTAGACTTGGAATGGTTGGTGATGCCGGTCAATTGTTTACAAATTCAAGAACAAACTCAACAGGTTTAGGCACTGTTTATCAACAAGACCTTATATTTTTTACAGAAAACTCAGCAAGGGTATACATTAAAGGCGAAAGTGGTTATCAAGGTAGGGTCGGTATTGGAACAGCAACCCCGTCGCATCCACTTCACATTACGGGCACTGGGCTGGCTTCCTCTAGTTTTAGAGCTCCAATATTCTACGATTCAAATGATACTAATTATTATGTAGACCCTTCCAGTACTAGCCAAGTAAATAACGTTACTATGAACGGTGAGCTAATTTTAGATAGTTACGGAGGTACTACTAAATTTATAGCAGGAAGTGGCGATGCCGCAAATTACACTAATCAAAATGTTATTTTATCAGGTTGGAATGGTTTAGGATTTTATAATCCTACGTCGGGAGGAAGTTATACAAATCAAACGACGGCTTTTTATGATTTTAGAAATGGCATATTTAGTGTAAAAGGCTCTCATAGAGCCCCTGTATTCTACGACTCAGATAACACTGATTACTACGTAAACCCCAGTGCTTCCGGTGTATCTTTACACATTAACGGAATAATTGATCAAGATTTTCAAGTAACAGATTTAAATTCAGCATGGACAGCTCCTGGAACAAGCAGGGATCAAGGTTTTATAGTTGGTAGATATCAAGGTAATGCTTCAAATAGACCGCATCACAATGATAATGCTAACTGGTTTGCAAATATATATTCACACGCTTCTGGAGGTACAGCGTCATATGGTATACAATTAGCAGGATCAAATGCTGCTTCTGGTGAGAACTCATTATCTTTAAGAACTGTAAGCAACGGGAGTTTTAGCTCATGGAGAAAAGTTTTTCATGAAGGACACACCCCAACAGCAGCAGAAGTGGGTGCGGCAGCATCTTCACACAACCATGCGGCATCTGATATAACTTCAGGAACGTTTGCAACAGCAAGGATCCCTAGTTTAGACGCTTCTAAAATAACTTCTGGAACGTTTAGTGATTTGTTTGCTAATAGCACTAGATATAATTTTGGGCTTATAGACGGAAACTCAAGCCAAACAAGAGATAAATTAAGAGTTTGGAACAGTAGTTCTTATACTATAGGTATGAAGAGCGGCTTTACTTTTGGACATTTAAATGACTACGCTATGTCATTCCAAATGAACAATGATAATGATAGAGGCTGGTGGTGGGGAGATGATGCACACACGGATGCGCAAGGCGCAATGTCATTAACTACTAATGGTAAACTAACTGTTGCTACATCATTATCTATTGGGCAAGGGGAATCTATCACATCAGCATCAACAGTACCTTTATTTGTTGACGGTACTGCTGTTTTTGACACAACCTCAAACACTGAGCCTGTGTGTATAAGTAGATCCGGCAGCACTTCTACAGAGGTTTTAAAAATAGGTGTAACTGACACTATTGCAACATTTAATTATATAGAAGACACTTCGAGCGAAGGCACAGGTAATTTTGGAAGATACGATTTTATACTAGGAGGCAATTCTAGTGAAACGTCCGTTACACCATTAATATTAGAAAAAACAAAAACCACATCAAACGCAGGTGCTTTTACGTTTGGTACGCCAGGGAATGGAAGTAATACATTAGGAAGATGGCTAAGTTTTGAAGGAAATGCAGATAGCAGTGGTGAAGGTTCTGGTAGATTATTTTTCTCAGAACACAATAGCTCTACAACCGATATGGATGATTATGGTATGTCTATCGGTTATAGAGGTGGCAGCGCATCTGTAACAACAGCTGGTGGTAATACTTGGACAGGTTTATCAGCTATTGGTAATGGCCAGTGGGGAATGTGGGGCCATAATAATAGTCTTGCTGGTTCATTAATTATGTCCGGTGATAGAAACGCTACTTATGTCAATTTTAATGGTAATAATATTACAAATGTTGGCGATCTTACTGCTACAGGATTATTTATAGGTGGAACTGGAGCGGCTAATGAATTAGACGATTACGAAGAAGGAACTTATAATTTGAAATGGAGTTTAGGAGGGAGTGCAACTTATGATGGTAATACCCAAAATTTTGGCTCCCTCTACCAAAATACATCAAAATATGTTAAAATAGGTAGGGTTGTACATATATTTTTAAAGTTTGAATTTAACTCTCATCCATCAAATTGGGCTAGCAGCGGTTCATATGTTTATTTAACAAATCTTCCATTTACACCGCTTTCGGGTTCAGTAGGTGGAAACTTCTCTATGCAGTGGAACAGCGACATAAGTAGTAGCGAACAAATTAAGGATTATGGAGGCGCTGGGCACTTTGGGCACAACGGGAGCATTAGCACCAGCCTCATACAGTTAGGTGTAAGCGGAAGATACAGTTTTGGTTATTACAGCGGTTGGAGTAATAGTGGGTCTCTGCTAGCTAACGACTTTCCAGGAGCGTCGCCAGGTGGAGCGAATGCAATGGTGGGGCATATAATGTATTATACAAATAGTTAAAATTTAAAACAATGAGTTTAACAAAAGAAAGAGCACTAGATAAAGTAGAGTTTGTCGGTGAATGGAAAGTTCTTCAAGTAAGGAATAAAACTGTAATAAAAGAAAACAGTGTCGTTCTTTCGGAAAGTTTTGATAGAGATAGCTACTATCCGGGTGATGAGCTGCCGGAAGATTTGCAGCCTTACGCAAATGGTGTATGGACAGAAACTTTGATTTCTGAATACGCTGCTCATTTGCAGGCTTTAGAAAAGGCTACGGAATATCTAGAAACAGAATAATAATTTTAGAAAATCAATAAAACAAGTGATTATTTAACATATAGTTAAACAATAAATTATAAATTATGAATATGAGTTATGAGTGGAAGATTACGGCTTTAAAGCAAGCACCCACGTTAGACGGATTGTCGAATGTAATCACAAATATAAATTTCGAATATAAAGGAACAGATGCCGACTCAGGTGAATCTGCTGTGTTTTATGGGGCTTGTCCTATAGGCGCACCTGATTCTGAAAACTTCACAGCTATAGGTGATCTTACCGAAGCAGATGTTATTGCTTGGGCACAGGCTAATCATCCTACAGACCATATGGACGAAGTTATTCAAAAAGAAATAAGCGCAAAAATTACACCAACAAATGTAGAAGTAACGGGAGATGATGTTTCCTGGTTGGATTCAGAAGAATCTGAATCATCAGAATAACCATTAACCACAATTAATTGTGCTATAGAAGATGTTCCGTGGTGAGCAAAAAAAATTAGTATATTTGTAAAAATATAATTTAGTAAAATGGCAAAAAGTAAAAAACCAGAAGTGGTAAAACTTGATGATTCAGTTGTTGAAGAACTAAAACAGCTAAGAACAGAACAATCCAACACACAGCTTGATATTGGCGCACTGTCTACACAGCAACACATTTTGCAAAACAGAATGGTTGATCTTGGTCAGCAACTCCAAGGAAAGTTAAATGAATTAGAGAAAGAGCACGGACAGGGCTCTATCGACCTAGAAGCGGGTGAGCTTCATTTGGGTGCTCCAGACAATGGAAATTCGTAAAATATCCATAGGGTCTGATTACAAGGGCAGCGCCATGCATTACATCGTTAACCAAGATGTTTTGAATGGCGCTTATACCATACACCTCATTGACTTTGATGAGGACAAAATCTCTTTCCGTGTATATGTAGAAAAGAACAACGAAGTTTTTTTATGGAAAGAGTTCAATAAAAACATACCTGTATCTGTTGAGTACAATATAAACTTTTAGGATGAAATCTCCTTACTACTTCATTATCAAGCCGTTAGGCGACGAATACAATAATGAGGTGGAGATATCAGGGCAAAAGATCATAGTCAACTCTACGGTTGAGGATCATAAGCATGTAAATAGACTTGCGAAAGTTGTTTATGCTCCAAGCAGGAGTACAAAAGTCAAGTCTGGCGACATAATAGTCGTACATCACAATATATTCAGGATATACTACGACATGAAAGGTAGGGCAAAGAAATCGCCCAACTACTTCAAAGATGGTATGTATTTTATAGATGAATATCAGTTTTATCTTTACAATGACGGAAAAGAGTGGAAGTCAGTTGGCAATTATTGCTTTGTCCAGCCAATAGATAAAGAAAATTCTTATCTTTATGAGGAGGGTACAGAGCTCAACACCGGGTATGTTGTATACGATAATGATTACCTAAACGACCTTGGTGTTAAATTAGGCGATAAAGTAAACTTTACTAAAAACAGTGAGTATGAGTTTACTATAAACGACACTGTTTTGTACCGTATGAGAACTAACGATATATGTGCCTTGCTATGAAAGATGTAAATGAAATAAAAGAAAGAATCATAAAGGCTGGGCATGAAGCTGTCAACCAGCTCATAAAGGTTGCGGAAGAGGAGATCATAAAACCAGATCCAGATGATGAGCTCGCTGCGGATAGGTTAAAAAATGCTGCAGCTACAAAAAAACTAGCGATATTCGATGCTTTTGAAATACTTAACAGAATTGAGAACGAAAAGAACTTGATAGAGAATCCAGAAGAGGAAAAAACAAATTTAACAGGTGGTTTTGCAGAACGAAGATCTAAATAATTTAGGTGTTGTACTAAAGGACTTTATACCAAAAAAGATCTTAGATGACACAAACAAAAAAAAGGGGTTCCGTTATGGATACAATCCTGATATAGATGCTGTAGTTATATCCAAAGATGGTACGATAGGAGATGTAGTCAGAATTAATCATTTAAACATAGCTCTTCCAAAAAAACCTGCAGATATTCATAAAAGGGCAGTTAAACGGAAAGATCAGTTCTGGGAAGCATCTGAGTATCCGAAACAACTACGCCCATTACAGACCATATTTCAGTGGAATGAAATGCCCCGTGATTTCAAAGAAACATGGGTTCCTTATATCGAAAAGGTGTTTAACTACAGAGAGAATGGTTATTGGTTTTACAACAAAGGAACGCCAACGTACATTACAGGGAGTCATTATATGTACCTACAATGGACTAAAATTGATATAGGTAAGCCGGAGTACAGGGAGTCAAATAGAATATTTTTTATATTCTGGGAAGCGTGTAAAGCAGATTCTAGGTGTTATGGAATGTGTTACTTAAAGAACAGGAGATCTGGGTTTTCATTTATGTCATCAGCTGAAGCCGTCAATCAAGCCACCATAACATCAGATGCTAGGTTTGGGATATTGTCAAAGACGGGTGCTGATGCAAAAAAAATGTTTACAGATAAAGTTGTACCTATATCTGTTAACTACCCATTTTTTTTCAAACCAATTCAGGATGGTATGGATAGGCCGAAGTCTGAGTTAGCCTATAGAGTTCCTGCATCAAAACTCACAAGAAAATCAATAGCTAACACAAACATTATTAGTGACTTACAGGGACTAGATACCACAATAGATTGGAAGAATACAGGGGACAACAGTTACGATGGTGAAAAACTTGCACTTCTTGTTCACGATGAAAGTGGTAAGTGGGAAAAGCCAGATAACATACTAAACAATTGGAGGGTTACCAAAACATGTTTGAGGCTTGGTAGTAGGGTTATCGGTAAGTGCATGATGGGATCAACAAGTAATGCTTTAGATAAAGGTGGAAACAACTTTAAAAAACTGTTTTATGACTCTGACCCCACAACACGCAACTCAAACGGACAAACCAAAAGTGGCATGTATAGCTTGTTTATTCCTATGGAGTGGAACATGGAGGGGTTTATAGATAAGTATGGGCAACCTGTTTTAGAGACACCAGATTCGCCAATAACCAGCGTAAATGGTGATGACATTCACCAAAGCGCATTACAATATTGGCAAAACGAAGTGGATAGTCTCAAAAATGATCCAGATGCATTAAATGAATTTTACCGTCAATTCCCACGTACTGAGTCACATGCGTTTAGAGACGAGTCAAAGAACACCTTATTTAATTTGACAAGAATATATGAGCAGATAGATTACAACGATTCATTTGCTATCAAATCAAGTGTAAGTAGGGGAAACTTTTACTGGAAGAATGGTCAAAGGGATACAGAAGTTGTGTTTTCTCCTGATAGAAAAGGTCGGTTTTTTTTAAGTTGGATACCATCCAAAGAAATGATGAACAATGTAGAGGAAAGAAACGGACGTAAGTTCCCTGGTAACGCTCATATAGGAGCCTTTGGTTGTGACTCATATGATATATCGGGAACAGTTGGTGGTGGTGGATCAAAAGGATCTTTGCATGGAATGACTAAATTTCACATGGATGACGCTCCAACTAATATGTTTTTCCTAGAATACATATCCAGACCTCCAACAGCAGAGATATTTTATGAAGATGTGTTAATGGCTTTACATTTTTATGGCATGCCAATTCTTGTCGAAAACAACAAACCTAGATTACTATATTATCTCAAGGACAGGGGTTACAGGCCTTTTTCTATAAATAGACCAGATAAACATAAAAACATACTGTCAAGAGCAGAAAAAGAGCTCGGTGGCATACCTTCATCTCAATCCGTAATTTCTGTACATGCAGAAGGTATAGAAAGCTTTATTCAAACTCATGTTGGTGTGATAAAAGACGAAAGAGATACGGACTTTGGAAGTTGTGGAAATATGTTTTTTAATAGAACTTTGTTAGATTGGGCAAACTATGATATAAATAACAGAACCAGGTTTGATGCCACAGTAAGTTCGGGTTTTGCGATTATGGCAAATCAAACGACAAAGAATAACAGACAAGAAAAACGTAATCAAATAAATCTTAACTTTGCAAAATACAGTAACAAAGGTTTTGTTAGTGAAATTATTAGGTGATTATGATAAATAAGCCGAAGTTCATTTCAGGCAGTGGTTTTCCTAATCAATTTGTGTCAGACATAGAGAAGGATACGTATGAGTATGGTCTCCGTGTTGGGCATGCTATTGAGTCCGAATGGTTCGCAAGAGACCACGGTAGTAGTATATATGGGGAAATAAGATCTGAATATTTAACTAGAAGATTGTACGCTAGAGGGCAGCAGCCTGTTGATAAGTACAAAAACGAATTATCCGTCAATGGCGATCTTTCTTATTTAAACCTTGATTGGACACCCGTCCCTATCATTCCTAAGTTTGTAGATGTTGTAGTCAATGGCATATCTAATAGGCTATTAGATGTTAAAGTTGAAGCAGTAGATGATTTGTCTTCTATGAAAAGGGAGATGTTTAAAAGGGATATGCAATCAGATATGTCAGCAAAACCTGTGCTGTCTATGATAAAGCAAAATACAGGAGTTGATGCATTTTTATTTCCACAAGAAGAAATACCAGAGACTGATGAGGAATTAGGGCTGTATATGGATCTTAAGTATAAGCAAGGCGTGGAGGTTGCTGAAGAGGCAGCTATTAAAACCATTTTAGAGCTTAACGAATACGACGAGCTAAAAAGAAGAATAGACGAAGATAATGTTGTTCTTGGTATTTCAGCTATGAAACACTCTTTTGACCCTCACCACGGTGTTCGTCTAGAGTATGTTGATCCTGTAAATTTTGTATACTCACCAACTGAAGACCCAAATTTTAGAGATTGTTATTACTTCGGAGAGGTAAAATCTGTACATGTTACAGAGATAAAAAAAATAAATCCAAGTCTTACACAGGAAGAAATAGAGGAAATATCAAAACTTGCAAGTAGGTTTGATGGTTACAGAAGCACACAGAACCTTCAGAGTCAGAGTGGTTTAGATAAATCTAACGTTAGTCTTCTTTACTTTTGCTACAAAACAGATCGTGAAGTTGTATACAAGGTTAAGCAAAACCAAAACGGTGGCGAAAAGCCGTTAAAAAAAGACGGTAACTTTAACCCTCCTAAGACAGAACAAGCTAGATTTACAAGGGTAGCAAGAAGGATAGACGTATGGTATGAAGGTGTGCTTGTTTTAGGAACAAATCATTTATTAAAGTGGGGAGTAATGAGTAATATGGTTAGGCCAAAATCGGCTTTTCAAAAAGCTCTACCCCCATATATTGCATCTGCCATAAAAATGTCAAAAGGTAATGTAGATTCTTTAGTCAAAAGAATGATCCCTTTTGCTGACCAAATACAATTAACACACCTAAAACTACAACAGGTCGTTGCGAAAATGATACCAGATGGTGTGTTTATTGATGCTGATGGTTTAAATAGTGTAGACCTTGGTAATGGGGCGTCTTATAACCCTTCTGAAGCCCTATCTATGTATTTCCAAACAGGTAGTGTTATCGGTAGAAGTTACACGGAGGACGGTGACTTTAACAACGCTCGAGTTCCTATCCAAGAGTTAACTAGCAGTGGATCAAATGCTAAGATCGCAAGTCTTATTAATATGTACAACTACCAGCTCAACATGATTAGAGCTGTAACGGGCATCAATGAGGCGAGAGACGGAAGCAACCCTGATCAATATGCTCTTGTAGGTTTACAAAAACTAGCTGCCTTAAATAGTAATACAGCAACAAGACACGTTATTCAGTCTGGTATATTCCTAACAAAAAGGCTTGCAGAAGCTATATCTTACAGAATATCCGATATACTAGAGTATGCTGATTTCTCTGAAGACTTTGCGAAGATGATAGGGAAAAATAATTTTGAAATTGTTCAAGAAGTAAAATCACTTCATCTACATGACTTTGGTATATTCATTGAAATTGAGCCTGATGAAGAAGAAAGACAAATGTTGGAGCAAAATATTCAGCAATCGATTCAATCAGGACAGATAGGCTTAGAGGATGCTATTGATATTCGCAGCATAAAAGATATTACTCTTGCAAACAGTTTACTGAAGATACGTAAGGTAAGAAAAGAGAAGAAAGAGATGGAAAAGCAACAAGCAGCCATCCAGATGCAGACTCAATCAAATACTCAATCTGCTCAAGCTGCTTCTCAATCAAGAATGCAGGAAGAACAATTTAAAACTCAATCTGAATCTCAGATGGAGCAAATGAAAGCGGAGTTAGAGTTGCAACGTATGCAAGCAAAACAGCAACTTGACGCAGAGATGTTAAAACTTAAGCATCAATTCGACCTAGAACTAAAACAAGCGGAAGCTAATATTTTTAAGGGCAGAGAGGAGTATAAAGAGAATCGTAAAGATAACAGAACAGACAAGCAAGCCTCTCAACAGAGTAAATTAATTAGACAACGCAAAGATAACACGCCTCCTGTTGATTTCGAAAAGGAAGGTGAAAACTCTGATGTTTTAGCTAACTTTAGAAATATGATGGGTCAAGAAAACGCATAGTTTTTTTTAATAATTTTGTACCATAAAATTTAATATAATATTATTATGAGTGATGTAAATCAGGACGTTGATTTTAAAGTCGATTTGTCTAAACCTCCTGTAAAAGAGGAGGAGGCAAAAGTCCAAGAACCAGAGACAACTGAAGCAGAGCCTCAAAAGGAGGAAGTTGCTGATGTGAAGGAAGAAAATACAGTTGAGCAAAAAGAAGAGGAGGTTGTAGAAGAACAACAGCCCGAAGCAACTGAGACAGAGCCAAAGGAAGGAAAGCCACAGGAGCTCAAAAAAGAAGACATTGTAAATGATTATCTAACAGATAGATATCAGATTAATGCAAAAGAATTAGAAGACGTTCTTTCAAATAATGAAGAAGTACTAGACCTTCCAGAGGAAGTTGAAAAGTACCTGCAATACAAGGAACAAACCAATCGTGGTTTGAAGGATTTTGTTAAAGCTAACGAAGATGTTAGTGAGTATGAAGATCAAGCTTTGTTGCGTGAGTACTACATGCAAACTAACCCAGAGCTAGATGACAATGATATTAGCTATCTAATCAACGAAAAATATGAAGTTGATGAAAATGTCGATACAGAAAGCGATAGGAAAAGGAAGAGTTTAGAGAAAAAGCAAGAGCTGCATAGAGCAAAAGAGTATTTTAACAATATAAAGGAAAAATACAAAGCACCACTTGAGTCAAGTATGGATGCTTTTCCTGACGATGTTAAAAATGCTGTTGAGTTCTACCAGCAATATAATGATGAGGCTGCAAACCAAGAAAAACTGTCTAATGAGCAAAGAAAAATATTTGAGCAGAAGACATCAAGTTTTTTTAATGATAAATTCAAAGGTTTTGAATATAATCTCGGCGAGAAAACTGTGACCTACAAGCCAAAAAGCGTTAACGAAGTTGCCAAAAATCAATCAGATTTGAACAACTTCATACAACGTTTTGTGGATGAAAAAGGTTTCTTGAAGGACGCTAATAAATATCATCAATCTTTACACATGGCTATGAACCCAGAGTCTTATGCTAAGTTCTTTTATGAGCAAGGTAAAGCCGATGCGGTTAATGAAGTGGTCAAGGATGGAAAGAATATTGATATGAATGTGCGCACAAACGTTGATTCATCGAAACCTGGATCTAAATTTAAGGTTGTAGATAGCAGCCAAGGGTTTGGATCTGGACTTAAGATAAAAAAAAGATAATTAAAAACCTTAAAACACATTAAAAAATGGCACAATCTATTACTTTTAATGGAAGTGGAGCTGTCGCAGGATCTACTTCATTAACACCCGCTCCAGGGAAGTCGTTATCCAATGATAACTACCTTTCTAATAGCGATTATGACTTTGCTCAGCAATATTTACCAGATCTATATGAGAAAGAATTTGAGCGTTACGGAAACCGTTCTGTAGCATCTTTCTTGCGTATGGTTGGCGCTGAGATCCCTTCTAGCTCTGACTTAATTAAGTGGAGTGAGCAAGGAAGACTACACGTACAAGCTTCAGGAACTGTTACAGACGCAGATACCATTGCGGTAACAGGACACAGCTTCCGTACTAACCAGACTATTATCATTAACGGACCTAATGGCGTTCAAGCAAAAGCCCTCATTACTGATGCATCTGCTGCAGATAGTATTGATGTTGCTCTTTACCAAAACTTTAGCCTAGTTGAAAAAACTTCAGGTGGCGATGCATTGTATGCAGCAAACGATGCTGTAACAATCTTTGTTTATGGTTCTGAATTCCAAAAAGGGACAGATGGCATGACTGGATCTCTTGAAGCAGCCTTCGATTCTAAAGAAAACAACCCAATCATCATCAAAGATAAATATGAAGTTTCAGGTTCTGAAATGGCTCATATCGGTTGGGTAGAAGTTACCTCAGAAAACGGTGCTTCTGGTTACCTTTGGTATTTGAAATCTGAAAGCGAAACTCGTTTACGCTTTGAGGACTACCTAGAAACTTCTATGATTGAAGGTGAGCCTGCAGGTACAGGTTCTGGTGTAGCAGCATTAACTACTGGTACAGATGTAGGCTACAAAGGAACAAAAGGTCTCTTCTTCGAAGTAGAAAACAACGGTAACGTTTCTTCTGGAACAATCACAGATCGTGATGACCTTGAAGCTTTAGCTAAAGTTCTTGACAAAGAAGGTTCGATTCAAGAAAATGTTATTTTCGTAAATCGTTCTACTTCTTTTGATATTGACAAAGTTTTAGCTGCTCAAAACAACTCAGGAGCATCAACTGCTTCTTATGGTTTGTTTGACAATGACGAAGATATGGCGTTAAATCTTGGATTTACAGGATTCCGTATCGGGTATGACTTCTACAAGTCAGACTGGAAATATCTAAACGATGCTACTACTCGTGGTAACGTTGGTGGTATTGATGGTATCGTTGTACCAGCAGGTACTACAACTGTTTATGATCAAGTAATGGGAGAAAACGCTAAGCGTCCATTCCTACACGTTCGCTACCGAGTATCGCCAACTGAAGACAGAAAATATAAGTCTTGGGTTGTTGGTTCTGCAGGTGGTGCAGCGACTACTGATAAAGACAACATGGAGGCTCACTTCTTGTCAGAGCGTGCGCTTTGCACAATGGGTGTAAATAACTTCATCTTGTTGCAGTAATATTACATAAGGAGGGGGCTTATTTAAGTTTCCCTCCTTTTTTTTAAATTAAATCAAATTATAATAAAATGTCAAAAACTATTACAGTATCTGGGTATAATGCACTTTTCCCAGATTTAGAACAAAAAACAAGGGTGTTCATTTTAACTGGCAACAAATCACCCATCCGATCAATGATATCGGTAAAACACACAGGCAGAAAACCTCTCACTTATTTTGACGGCAAGCTAAATAGAGCATTGCGTTATGCAACAAATCAACTAAGTCCTTTTGTAGATGAGCAAGACGGCGTTGCTACTTTAGAGCCTATTGTTTTTGAGAACGGAAAACTTATTGTTCCCGATTGGAATGTAAACTTGCAGAAGTTTTTACTTATACACCCTGACTTTAATAAGAAGTTTACAGAGTTAGATAAAGAGAAGAATGCAAGTAAAGAGGTTGAGAGTATTTACTCTGAACTAGACGCACAGATAGCAGCAAAAGATATGGATATAGACGACCTTGAAGCTGTTGCTAGGGTCATCATGAAGTCTAATGTTAGTCTTTTAACATCATCTGAGTTAAGAAGAGACATGATTATTTGGGCTAAAAACAATCCATCAGAGTTTATGACTCTTGCTGATGATGAAAACCTAAAGCTTAGAAACATAGCTGTTAGAGCTGTAGAGATGGGAATACTTCATGTCAAGGGTGACAATAGGACAGTTACGTGGGCTGATAATAAAAACAATAAAATTATGGTGGCTCCATTTGGAGAGAACCTATATCATTCCTTAGCTTTGTTCTTTAAGACAGACGAAGGTCTGGATGTGCTTCAAAATATCACGAATAAGCTATAAGCACAAACAAATCCGTGAAAGGGGGAGGTCGCAAATTGTGACCTCTTTTTTTTTGTACTTTTGTAGAAAATATATCCTATGATTAATAGCGTTAGAAACACTGTTTTGTTTTTGCTAAACAAGGACAATAGAGGGTATGTATCACCATTAGAATTTGATTATTTTGCAAAGCAATCTCAGTTAGAAATATTCGAGCAATATTTTTCTGATTATTCTAGAGCTGTAGCTGCACAAAACTCAAGAAAGAAAGCGCTGAACTATGGTGATAGCGTTTCTCATATTCAAAATAAAATAGATATATTCACAAAGAACGCCCCGCTAACCTACGATGCAGATCATTTTAACACACCAGATGACCTGTATAAACTTATTAATGTGGTATATGGTGGTAAAATAGTGCAAGAGGTCGCAAATCATAAGTACGACATGATTGTGAACAGCAATCTTACAAAACCATCTGTAACATACCCTATATACAAAAGAGCTGACAATAGTTTATTTATTAGCCCCAGCAGTATAACAACCACAGTATCAGCTAACTATGTTAGAAAACCACAAGATCCACATTGGGGGCACACTATGTTAGCAGGCGATCCTGTATACAATGAAGATAGCTCAACTGATTTTGAAATTTCAGCTTCAGACGAAACAGAACTCGTTATCAAGATATGTAAGTTTGCTGGACTCAGTATTAGGGAAGCGGATGTTGTTCAGCTTGCTACAAACGAAGAGCAAAATAACTTTGTTAAAGAAAACTCATAAGACATGCCTACAATTGGAACACATATCGATCAAAGAGAATACTATCAAAACAGCGGTACGGAGCCAAGATCTGACAATTGGGGAACATACCAATACATGTTGTTACAGGATATTATCAACAAC